TTTCTTTATGATTGTGTGGAATGCCTTGTGTGCAGGACGGGCATACTGAATTCTCATTGAAGAATTGAGTTTGATCTTCGAGTTGCTCGATTTGGGAAGACACTTTAGATTTAATCCCAGTCGCCTTTTTAAGTTCACTATCAATTTTACTCTTGACCTGAGTTTGTGATTGGAGTGCGGCAATCTCAGCAAGTGTTGTAGCCACCGAACTTTCGCTGGAGAGTATTTGATCATTATTATCTTTGATTTTAGATAGTAAAGATTCAATAACTTCTGACTTGGCAGCTGCAATAGTTTTAATGAGAACATTCTGTCCATCAACTTTAGTCTTCGCGACGTCAATCTCTTGTGCGGTCCTCTCAATTTCAGATTTCGTTTCAATTGATTTTTCCTTTAAAAGCTGATTCATAACAGAAAATATACGAATATCCAAAATATCTTCAATCACTTCTCGGCGCTGATGTGATGATAATTGCATGAACGGAACAAATGACGCGCTACCCAAGATAACGACTTGAGTAAAGGTCTTGTAGTTCAAACGAAGAATTTGTTGCTCAAGAACTTTCTGATAGTCACGAGAAGCAGCTTCCTGATTCAAGATGATGCCGTCAACTTTGATCTCAAAGATATTTGGTTTGATGCCACGGATCACTTGGTATTCTTTACCGTTGATCTCAAAGTCAATGGTGACGAGACACTTTTTACCATTGATAGAATTTACTAGCTGACCTTTATTGATGTTACGGAAGGGTTTACCAAACAAGGCAAAACAAAGAGCATCTAAAATCGTGCTCTTTCCCTCGCCATTCTTACCGATGATAAGAGTAGTGGTAGAACGGTCAAGCAAAACTTTGTTGGGAGAGTTGCCTGTGGATAAAAAATTCATCCACTCTATACATTTAAATGTTATCAAAATACCTCCGCGTTTACAGCTTCCGTGTAAAGAGATTTCATAAAAGTTTTTATTTCTTCTTTATCAGAATCAGTTTCAATAGAATCAATGAAGTTCGACAAAACAGATAGAGTATCTTCTAGATCGATCTCTTCACCAACTTCACCTTCTACGAATTCAGAAAGATCTTCAATGATCTTTATTTCGTTACATCCCTTATTATACAATTTCTGAACGAACTTATCAAATTTATAATAGTCTGTCTTGTTCGCGACAATGAGGCGAATGTACATACCTTTTAAATCGAGAGCATCTAGATCGATTGGCTCGGTATCTTTGTCGTCATACTCGATTCTTTGGAACATTGTATAATAATTCTGTATAAACTGGAGCTCTCTTGTATTGAGGTCAAACAAGTGGAATCCCCGGGGATCGTTATAGTCCTGCCACGTGAGTTCGTAAGGATTCCCGAGATAGTGAATATGCCCGTTATTGTTGCGGTGATGATAATGCCCAGAGAAAACCAAGTCGAATTTATCAAAAATTTCTTTAGAAAGTCCACCATGTGATTCCATACCTCTATACATAGAAAATCCTGCGATCTCAAAATGCCCCATACATAATTCGGCTTTGGTGTCTCGCATAACATCAATACTCGTTTGATAGTTGTCAGAGCATATCCAAGGAACCATACAAATAGGAATGCCTCCCACGTAGATGGTTTCCGGATTAGATATGACGTTAATGTTTCCGTAATCTTGTAGAAGCAAGTCAGGAGAGTTCACTTCATTAGTGTTCTTGTAGTAAGTGTCGTGGTTTCCCGCCAACATATGAACAGAGATACCACGCTCGCATAACTTATCAAAGAACATTTCCCTAGCACGTTGTAGGGAGAAGAAGTTTATAAACTTACGTCGGTCAAAAGTGTCACCAAGAATCAGAACCGTATCTATCTGATGATCATCAAGTGTTTTGAAAAATATGTTAGTGTAGAACTTCTCAAAGAAGTCTAGAAAAACCAGACTGTCTGATCTTGCTCCGAAATGTTGGTCGGTAATTATGGCTACTTTCATAGTCAGACAAACCCAACCTTCCTTCTAGATGCTGCATTATTTGCATTAACAGTCTGTTCATTGAAAACTTCAGCGATAGAATACTTTTTAGTTTCACTACCTCTTGGACGAACAGGCAACTTAACGTTCAACTTGTCTGCCAGGGCTTGAGCTTCTTGAACGTTCAGTGTGTCAAAAGAGAGAACATCGAAGCAGCGTCCTGGGCGAACGAGAGCAGAATCAATGTCATTAATGCTTGGAAGGTTGGTCGAGAAAACCAGCTTCTTACCTTTGGTAGTAACCAGACCGTCGCCGACGTTCAGGAAACGATGCATCATCGTGTTACCATCGCTGCGAGACTTCAAGAAGGCATCGCTGTCTTCAAGAACCATAACAGCACAATCATCTTCAATAAACCGCGCAAACAGATAGTCCTTCTCGAGGATAGCTGCGTCGTAGGTAACCATCGCAGAAGATTCTGTGTGGGAAAGCAACCCACGAATGAACGTGGTTTTGCCAGTACCAGGAGGTCCGATCAAAAGGAGGATGTTGGCAGAGGAAGCCATATAACGTTCGTAATATGATTCCAGCGACTCACCCTTAAGGAAAGGATACATTTCGGCAACAGGCAGACGCTCGCGGTTCAACGGAACGTTGACCGAGTTACCATCAGCGGAATAGATCCACTCAATGTGCGAGGTGACGATGTCGAAAGAATTTTCAACCTTATCCAAGATACACTCAGCGAAATCCAAGTCACCGAAACAACGAACATTCGTCGTGTTGTTATTCACACTGTACGTGATATAGTTATCAGTGTCTTCCTCGATGATGAAACCAGAAGATGCGCTGCCTTGTACAAACAAGAAAGATTGAAATTGTGTCTCAGACCATTCTGCCCAGCGTGCGCGGTTACACAGAACTGTAGTCTCGCGATGAACAGTCTGCTTAGCTGCAGCAACTCGGCGCTGTAGAATTTGAGTTGTGATCAGGTCATCAAAGTCTGAAACACCAAGAAAGATTTTATTTTCAGTTTGCATAATATGTGGTAGGTTTAAGTGATTGTCTTGCGCATCCCATGTAAATCTCTTTACAGTTCTTTTAGATGGTTTGCTCTTTCTTTTGTTTGATCGGCGACCGCTAGGACGTATCTTATTCATTTGATTCACCCAATCAACTGGGTCCCATTCATTGTTGTTCTGACTCATCAGTATCAGTTTCTATAAAATCATTGAGAGAAGGATTTTTTGATTTAGCTTTGGCTGGCTTTTTCTTCGTTAAGAAAGAATCATCGAATGAGGTATTGCTTTGCATATAATCGATATACATATTTTTATAATCACCACTATCATCTTGATCTTGTAGTGCAAATACATCAAACGGTATCTCTTGAATTAGTTTATTCTTTATGTAAGAATGTTTCTTTTCTTTTTGAATCCTGCGCAAGAAGGCGTAATAAATTATCTGCGTGAAATAAGAAAATGGATTGCTATACTTATCCGCGTCAAAATTATTAAAATATTGTATGCAATTTTCTACACCATCAAGAATCATATCATCGCGATATGAGTAATTAATAAAATTTGGTTTATATGATAAATGCGTGGCTATTTTTAGAATACACTCACCAATATAATTGCTAATGATTGGAGGCTCTTTCCCAGTTTCAGCTGCGATCTTAATTAATTCTTTGTGTTCTTTAATTGCAGCTAAAAATTTAGCATTGTCAACATAGTCTGCCATGTAAACCCTTTTTATTGTTCATAGACGTAAGTATACCCCATGCAATGAAATAAAGCAAATAATGTTCTGCTTGGGATTGCAAGAAAATTTATTTGCTTTATTTTTGGTTGCCAGGTAAAATAACCCATGTTGGGTTTGATGAGTGATCAATTAAGTGTTTTGTTACCCTCTATGAAGAACTTGTCTAAGTCTTCTTTATCCAATTCTTCCAACGGTGGAAGTCCAACCATAGCGGATAAACGATTCAATTTATCCCTAAGCTCTTCAAGGCTCATAGGATTTTCTTCTAGGTCGCCGTCTTCATTTTCATAAACAGATGCTTCACGTTCTGCTGGCTTGACTAGAGCGATGTACTTGCTGACCATCAATTGATGCATCTCTTTCACATACATCACATGATACCTATCTAAGAAGTAGTTAGGATCTGCAGAGAACGGACATAATGGCGAAGCTGTCATTTGCTCCACTGCATTATCGTCTATCATCTGGTGTGTTATCTTAACGACGACTGGATATTTTAATTGCACGGTATCCTCGTCTTCGTCTACTAAAATTGCAAGTAAGTGCTCTCCAGAGATCAATTTTACAGCAACGAAGAAATCGTTTTCATCTATCATAAATTTACTTCCACTAACTTAATGTCGAATTGTTCTTCAGCATAGATCTTGTATCTTTCTGCTGCGTGATTTAGTGTGTGATTTTTATGAGACTTCCATTGAAGATTGTCTGCAAGATCGTATAGGTTGCATGTTGTTTTACCGTTGTTGAGACGGAGACCGCGCCCTATCGATTGCAGATTGCGTATTTTACTTTTGGTTGGAGATGCAAAGATAACATTTTGTATAGATGGAATGTTAATTCCAGTTGAGAAAGTTCCATAAGAAGCTACAATGATAGCGTCTTCTTCGCTTTCGGTGATATGTCTGATTGCTTCTCTGTCCGCAGTATCTGTACCGCCATGTACGAAGAACACTTTTCGGTTCTCATGAACTCGATCCTGTATAGCTTTATACAAGACTTTGCCATGCTTCTCAACAAACTGGAATAGAACTAGCGTATTGCCTTTAGAGCTAACAGCTAGATTGCGTATAAATTTATTACGTTCTGGATTTGAGACCAACCAATCCATTTCTTCCTGGTATGTTAGTGCCTTATTGGCTTTCCGAATTTCTTCGCTATACTTAAGAATCACACACGTTATATTTAGCTGGACCAATCTACCGGTGTCCATTAGTGCCTTGGTGGTAGTGACGCGATGCATTCTGCCGAACACACCTTCAAGAACTAGACGATGAATCTTCTTGTTGTCTAAAGTTCCGGTGGTGCCTACGCGATATCGAATCAGTTCCATTTTTTCCATTACGCCGATCAACGACTTGGCTTTAAACTGGTGGGCTTCGTCTCCAAAAATAACATCGAACTGTTTGAACCACGCTTTTGGTTGTAGATAAATGGACTGCCATGTAGTGATAAGAACTGAACGCGTGAAATCTTTAGTGAATCCGCTGTAAAGTTTTTGGCAGTTGTTTGTCACAGACCATTGATTCGCTGATGAGTAATCTTCAAAGTCTGCATACAACTGCTCAACAAGAGAAGTGGTTGGCACTATGATTATACACTTACGCCCAGCTTGCGTATGCCATCTCATAATGGTATAGATGATGAAAGACTTTCCAGAAGCTGTCGGTGAAAGAAGTAACGTGCGTTCTTTATTGAGTGCAGTTTGTACCGCTTCGATCTGGTAGTCTCTAATCTCGATAGGTTTGCCGCGACCCTGTGGATCTAAGGATTTAGCATAAGCAGCTACCATCTTCTCTGTTATGCCATTGTCTACAACCATAGGTGTTTCGTATTGCACTTCGTAATCGTTACGTTGCGCGAATTCTTCGACGTATGAAGTTAGTCCGACATACAATGTCTTTCTGACCGCATCATACAAGCGCACTTTGCCATCCCACAACCTAGCTTTGAACTTTGGTGTGAACTTGGCTCCAGGATATTCGTATGTAAAGAAGTCGCATAGCTCTTGTTCTATGCTTGGGTCAGAGAAAACTCTAACGTAAACTTCGTCTAATTTTTCTATTTTGATCATGATCCTGCGAGGAACTTCTTCCACTCCACTGCTGTTTTCACCTGCCAGTCTCTAGCTTTGATCTGACCCAGGATCGATTCGAGAAAATAAACTATCGTGTTTAAGTACTCTAGTCTCATTTGAATTTTATTGAGATCGTCGTCACCTGTGAGAAATTCATCCATCTCATTCTTGAGTGGTTTGACTCCTTGCCACTGTTCCCAACCTAAGCTGATTAGGTCTTCGCGTGACATTTCCCCACGGTAGTATCGAAATTTGTTTTTGCGTAGAACGTTGTAGTCTGCCTGCATTTTAATCTGCTGCAGCTTTTTGTTGATCAAGATCTTAATATATTTTGAGTGCAACTTGGGTGTTGCGGTTGATGCTTCGCCAAGATAATTATCATCTATTGCGGAGTCTTTTTCCCATTCATCTTGTAATTCTTCAATATTCATAATAACCTCACGAGTGATATAATCTATTTATTCGAACTTATAATATCCATATTTGAAGGTTACGTTGCCGACCAAATACTGAACGTCGCTGTTGTCGGATTGAAATACTAATGAGTCTAATGCTATAGGAAACATATCAACAAAATGGACCGTCTTAACCACTCTGTTATTTGAACTCAAAATAGAAAGCGTACCATCAGAGTAGTTTTTAGCCAACTCTCTAATCAAACCACGCTGATCATCAGAGAAATATGTGACGTATTGTTCATACGATTGTGGAAATCCCAGTGCATTCAACCAGTTAAAAATAGATTGATAGTTATGCATCTGTTCATCGACCAGAAATTTAACATTGAGTGTATCATATGTCAAAGTTTCACCTGGTATTGGTTGCATAGAAAATGGAGTAGCAAACTCTGGAGCACCTAAAGTCATTCCAGGAAGGTTTACTTCTTGACAAAAGAAAGAAACTTCTGGTAATTTTTCAATGGAGAACATGAACCCATTCGGTGAGAGTGGATTGATGTTGTCTGGTATTGGGCAGGTTAAAGTATTTCTCATAAGATTATTTAGGCAAAAAAAGAGGAGAGTTTCCTCTCCTCTTTAAAATACAACTCTTAGTGGTTGTATTAATCAAATTTAATATTACATTAAATTGGTTACGCGAACTCTACGGTAGTAGTAGTTCACGTTCGCAGTCAAGTTGTCTTGACCAGAAGTGCCGTCATCCAAGTTAACGAATGGGTTAGCAACTAGACCGTAACGAGTCTTGAATCCAATCTTAGGTTGGAAGCTGTTAGGATCAACAGCGCGAACCATTTGTAGAGGAACGTATGGGCAGTAGAAAATACCAGCGTCAAAGGCAGACTGACCTTTGTATCCGCAAACGAAGTACTGAGTAGCAGATACGTTTGCAGTATATGGATCAACATACACTTTGTACTTGCCGTTTAGAACACCAGCGAAAGTAGTAGAAGTGTCATCTACGTTCAGGTTGTTCATGCCGTTTAGAGCAGAAGAATAGTCAAGAACACCAGCCATCGCCAATGCAGAAGCTACGTCTGCAGAAGTGATGATGAAGTTACCGCGTCCGCGACGAGTTTGCTGACCGATAGCATTTGCTTCACGTTCGATTTGGAACATCAAGCCCTTGAACTTTTCAACAGACCAGCGACCGTTAGAGTCAACGTCCAAGTCGAAAGTACCAGCAGTAGCAACACCAACTGCAGCACCTGGCTTAGCAGTCTTGTATACAGTACGAACAACTTCACGGTTGATTTCAGCAAGGATTTCTGTAGAAAGAATGTTGCTTAGTTCACCTTCAGCATCTAGACCATGAACAGACTTCATGTCTTGTGCTAATTCGATAGAGTATTCTGCCTTCAAAGCACGAGTCTTTGCAGTTACAGAAGTCTTTTCGATAGAGAATGCCATTGCGCCGAAAGAACCGTCACCAGAACCACCTTGACCTAGACGTTCTGCAGCGTCAGTAGCAAGACCAGTACCAGTAGTTTCAGAACCACCGAAGTCATAAGTACCAGAGTGAGTACCAGTACCAGCGAAGTCTGTGTCAGCTTCGTTGAAAAGTGCTTCAGTACCACCTTGAGTGCTGTAACGGCTCTTCATAGCGAAGATCAAACCAGTTGGCTGAGTCATTGGCTGAACACCAGCGATATCATAAGCGATAAGCTGAGGCATAGCACGGCGAACCAAGCTGATCAATACTGGATCGAACTTAGCAACACCACCAGTGTCACCATAAGAACCAACAGCGTTGGCTGGTGCAGCTTCGTGTAGTTGACCGAACGCATCAGAGTACTTACCTGATTCGCGTTGCTGGTTTTCTAGAAGAACAGCAGTTACTTCTTTACGATATTTGTCTTTGATTGGGGCAGAACCTTCGTGTTCTAGAACAGGTGCCCACTTTTTAACTAAGTCTTGACGATTTGTAGTCATTTTATTTTCCTTTTTATTTGCGGTCTAGCATGCTTAAGTAAGCAGCCATAACTGGGTCAACAGATTTTGATTCTGTCAGTGATTCAACTGGAGAGTCTGTTACTACAGAACTAACTCCTGCATGTTGTGCCTTGTTTGTGAAATAGTTTTCACGAATTGTCTGCACTTTCTTCTTAAAAGATTCTTCATTGTCATATGAAAGTTCTTCTACAAGACCAGTGAACTTTTCAACTTCTGTGTCGGTTAGACCATCACAGCTTTCAGATACAATAGCCGAGCGAGTCATTTTACCTACAGCAGAGTGTAGTTCAACGTTCGCTGCAACTTGTTCATTAAGTTTAGCTTCTAAAGATTCAACTTCTTCTTCTAATGCACCAAGTACATCAAATTTTTCTTCTGGAACATCGATATAATGTTCCGCAAATAGATCTTTCAATCCACCAATGAAGCCTTCTAAAATATCAGACTTCATACCACTTTCAAGGGCAATCTCATTCTGTTCAATCCACTGCTCAACTACGTAGTTGAGGTATCCATCAACCTGCTCAACAATTCCCTCTATATTCTGCGCCAGTTCTTCAGTTATTCTGGCTTCGAATTCTTCTTCGATTCGTGCAACTTCTTCGTTAACACGAGTCATGACAGCAGCTTCAAAAATGGTAGTAGCTTTTTCTCTGAATTCTTCAGAAAGAGCTTCACCACTCATAAGTGCGTCGATATCTTCTTTAACACCTTTAACTGCAGTACCCTTACGTACTGGAGTTTGTTCACCAGCAACAGCGCTGCTATTTGCTGGATTTGATTTCTTAGCAGTACCACCAGTAGCCTCGTCTTCGCTGTCCACGTTGTTTCTAGCGTTATCTGGGTTTGGTGTTTCGCCGCCGTTTGGTACATTGTTCTTAGCTGAACGAATAGGTGCTTGATCGCCAGCAACTGCTCCGTCTTTACCTGAATCTGAGCCACCCTCGGCGCCTGCGAATTTAGCTTCTTCTAGTTTAGATTCGGCTAGAATCGCTGCAATTTTTTGTTCGATTGACATCGTTGTTTCTCCTGTAACTTGATAGTTCTTAATTATTTATCTGACTGTTCTCAGAAATTCTTGGAAAGCACGTAACTTTGCTTCCTGTAAATTTTTAGAAGATGCCTTTTTAATAGACATCTGGGCTTCTTCTATATTTTTCTGCACGTACTTTCCATCAACAAAAACCCACTCAAACCCTTCCATGATGCCTTTAACAAATGCATCAGGAGCGGATGGGTCGGCGACGATATCTGCCGCTGTGGACAGCATGAAGTCGTCTTGAACTATTTGGATACCTTCGTTATTAACTTTAAGTGATCCTAGTGCTCTGCTAGAAACGCCAAGGTTTGCGCCGCCATCTAAAAGACCGCGAGCGATTTTTCCCATAGGTGTTTCAAGAATCTTTGCTTTACCAACCCAGTTGGTACCTTCTTTACGAAGAGAAGTGATCAAGTGAGACACACGATCTAAATTGATCGCTGGTGTATCTGGATGACCTAACTCGCCATAAGCACGATTCTTTTGAACGTAGTTTTCAGTGTAGCGTTTGACTTCAGAGTCCATAACGCTTTCTGGATACATACGTCCATTTCTGTTCTTTAATTCTGACTGAAGGAAGATGCCCTCGATGCAGTACTCTTTTCCTTTGCCGAGCTTTGACTCGACAATAAGATTGACGGATTCTGTTACTTCTCTAATGAGTTTCATGATTAGACCTTATCTGGAGAACCAGAAAGTGTGGTGCTAGCACCAACACGAGTTTCATCATCGTATGCACCGTATACTACAGTTTCGACCTTAGTAGACCAGCCAGCAACTTTACGTAGAACGAGATATCCAGTAGCTGCAGCACCGGCAACAGTGATGACGATATCAGAAGTGTTGTTAACTGTGTCGCTAATGCCGTCTTGCGTTAAGTTGATAACTGGAGCGTTTTCTGGGGCGCATGCCATAACAACAGTGCTGTTACGTTTAATGGTCACTGCAGAAGTTAGCAGACCAGTACTGATTAACTTAACGATGTTAACAGTTGGGGTGTCTGCGTTTCTAGCTTGCGTGCCAGCAGTGAGGTTGGCGATTGTGATCGTACCATCAGTTGAACCAGAAGCACCCTCAAACTTAATGACGGTTTCTTGGTTAGTGTTTTTAATTGTTGTTAATGCGACAGCAGCCATTTTATTCCTCTAGTTTTTGCAGAACATAAAGAAAGTTCTCTTTGGACTTTCTCATATGATCCACTATTTCTTCTTGGTCTTCCAATAATATATTTAGTTGCATTTGAGTAGCCTCACTAATTGCAACTACACTTCCATCAGAAAGTTTAT